TCCACGGCAGCCTCCAGGCCGTTCAGCAGCTCGATGTACTCCGGGTGGGCGTAAGCGGAAGCCTCGCGGTCCGCCACGGTCTTCCCTTCGGACTGCTGCATCAGGATGGCCTTCTTGCTCTTGCGGAACTCCTCCAACTGAACGCGCTTTGCTTTTGCCGCGGCGTAGCGGGGCGCGGTCTGGAGCATGTAGTCCACGGCCACCTGGGGATCGATGGGCGTGCGGTCAGTCATGGCGATCCTCCTGGTTCAGCACGCGGTCATAGATCACGACAGCGCGCGCCCGGGCAGCGTTGGCATAGCGCCGGCTGCGCCCCAGGGTCGAGTCGCGCCGATAGAGCCATGACAGCCAGTGGCATTCGCTCGCGTAGAGGGCCGAGACCACCCAGAACTGAATGGCCATGTGTGCGGGTGGCGTGCTCATGCCTGCGCCCCCTTCCCCGCCCGCACCATGTCGGCCAGCTCGTCATGGCCCGTGATGGCGTCGATTTCGGCCATGGCGCGGCGCAGGTAGATCGCCTGGTCCAGGGCCTCTTCGTATGCGTGCTTGAGCCACTGGTGCAGTTCCAGCGGGTTCTGTGCGACCGTGGTGCCGTACTTGTGCAGGCCGAACTGCTGGCGGCGCGCGATGTCTTCGCAGACCTTGGCTTCTATTCCTGTGGGGGTCATGCTTGCTCCTTAGGCGCCTGAGCCGCGGCACAGCGCAGGATGGCGAGCCGCATGCGGTCCGCGCGCTGGGATTCGTCGGGGACGTCTTCGAGGTACTTCTGATCGGCAGTCGCGCCGTGGCAGAAGACGCTGGCGCAGACCCAGGGATGGCGGTCGTAGGGGTCGTTGTGCTCCACGCTGATGCGCAGCGCGGCGGCCAGCTCGAACGACTGCTGGCCGTTGATGTTCGGCTCGTAGTCGTTGCCGCGCATGTCCTCGAAGCGCACTTCCCAGCCGTCATCGATGCGGCGGATGGGCACACCAGAGGCCTTTGCGGCGGCCTCGATCATGTGGTCGATGGTCATGCTGCGCCTCCGTTCTTGGCTGCTGCCTGGGGCGCCAGAACTGCCCCACGAGCCTTCCAGCCCATCCATGTCGTCTGCGCAAACGCGCCCGCGTAGCCATCACCTCGTGGGCTTAGATCAAGGATCATGGGCTGGCTTTTGGCCCAGGCCTCGAACGCCTCACGATCATCGCCAACTGGCTGGGTAACTGCCTGAGGCGCTCCGAACTTCCCAAGCACCGCCTCGACCTTGGCGCGGGTCGCATCGCTGAGCACGTTCTCACCGCTGCCAACGTAGACCACATCCATCTCGACGGCCTGCAGCACTTCCCGCAGGGCCTTGTTCTCTGCGTCCAGCCATTCCAATTCGGCAGCTGCACGCGATGCCGCGTTGTGCGTGATAACGCCAGAGGCCGAATCGCGCTGCATGCGCAGCAGAAGGGCCAAACTCAGCGCTACGCTCTGTGTCTCTGTCTTGCTCATTGCCCCACTCCTTTGTTGATCCACTCGGCCCGCTTGGTGGCCTGCTCTTGAGTTACTGCCTTGTGCTGACCACAGGCGGGTGCCGTGGCGCTGTACGTGTGGCCCTTGGCGCGCTTCATGCACTGCGCGAAGCCGAGGCGGCGCATACCTGGGTCTGTCTCTTTGCGTTGCCAGTGCACGCAGGTGCTGCAGGTGGTCATGCGATCACCTCGCTCAGCAGCGCCTTCAGCTGCTTCAGCTTTGCCGTCTCGCCCGTGGTGCGGCTCTGCTCTTCTTCCAGGGCCAGCGCGGCAGCGTCAACTTCATCCGCCAGGGCGCGCATCTTCTGGGCCAGGCTGCCGAGCACATCGATGGCCGACGCGGGCGCGGCTTGTTGGGGAGTGGCGGGCTTGGCGGGCTGGGTCACGGTCGATTCCTTGGTCTTGGGCGGGGTGGATTGAGCGGCGGAAACAGCGACGCGCTGGTGCAGCGATCCGTGCTCGGTGGAGCGAATGAGGTCGGAGTCAGCCAGGGCGCGCAGGCAGCCTTGCAGCGTGTGGCGGTCCAGGCGGGCGCCGGTCGTGCGGTGCAGGGCCTGCGAGATCTGGGCGACGGTCCAGGCCTCGGCGATGGGCACGGCCTGGAACACCTTCTGCGCGATGGCCGTCTGGCCGGCGAGCTTTTGCTTTTGCTTCTCGGGCGTCATGCAACCTCCGGCGTGTAGAGAATCAGGGGCTCGTCGCCATGCGATGCGACGAATTGCTGGCTGTCGCGCTCGAACCAGAGGCCGATGGAGCCCTCCCACTCGCCATTGCGCTGCTTGTCGCAGATGAGCAGGCAGTCGGGCTCCTTCACGTCGGCCTCGGGCGTCAGCAGGCCCTCTTCACGCTTGCGTTCCTTGGGCTTGTTGCGCCACACGGCGATCACGTTGTCCACTTGGTCGGTGATGGCGCCAGAGCCCTTCATGTCGTACTTGCTGGGCTTGTGGTCTTCGTTGGCAGGCTTCTTGATGTGGTGGATCAGGTGGATGTGCAGGCCGTGGTCGCGGGCGATGGCGGTGAGTTCGTCCACGAAGGCTTTCTGGCCGTTGTAGTCGTCCTCGCCCTGCACGCACTTCATCAGGCTGTCGACCATGAAATGCGTGACGCCCAGCTCGACGGCTGCGTAGCGGACCACAGCGCAGACCTGTGTGGTGGTCACGGTGCCCTGTTGGTCGTACAGCCACAGCTTGTCGTCGGTCCAGTCGCGGAACTGCTCGTAGGTGTCGATCAGGATGCGCTGGCCGTCCGCGTTGCCCGCATAGGCCGGGTGAGCGGGGTTCGTGCCCGACCACTGCCGGCCCATGCGCTCAAGCGTCTTGATGGGCTTCATCTCGAACGAGGCGATTGCCACGCGCTCGCCCTGGCCGCACAGCGACAGCGCGACTTGACCCGTCACCAGGGACTTGCCGTTGCCGTTCGCACCACCCCACAGCGTCACCTCACCCGGGCGGAACTGCAGCAGCTCGGCGGTCTTGCGCCAGGGCATCAGGGCCTGCTTGGCGCGGATGGGATTGCGGATGCGGTCGATCAGCTCCTGGACCCAGGCCGATGCTGGGCGGACCTTCTGTTGCGCGTCCGTCTCGTGCTCATAGGCCGCGAAATCTACGTCGTCAGGCGTGAATACGTTTGCCATTGCCGCCTTGCTCCTTCGAGAAAAACCAGATGTGTTCGGGCATGACGCAGATCAGCGAATCGGGCTGTGCGTCACGGATTGCTTTGAAGAGGCGCTGGGCTCGGCCTGAATCGCGCTTGGCCTCCAGGTGAACCTTCAGGCTGATGCAGAAGCGGAAGTCAGCGCGCTCCGGCACGTCCTCTTGCTCCAGCAGCACATGGGGCATCAGCAGGCCTGTGATGGGGTTCGGGCAGGTGTTCCAGCAGCGGGCGCACTCGCGGTCAAAGTCGTAGGCGCTGTCGACAACGCGGATCACATCGTTCGGCAGCACGCCGTCGCGGCGCATCTTCAGGAGTGGGGTATGGCCGATCACACGAAGCTCCTTCCAACGCCATCGGCGCCGGGCTTCTGGCCGCCACCGTTGACCCTCGGGGCCTTGTCCTGCTCCCGGCCCAGCCAGGTCGTCACGAAGCGGGCAATGCCTGTCGCAGTCTTGCGGTTCTTCGGGTTGGCCAGGCACCAAGCCCGCATCTCCCGCAGCTGCTGGGTCACGTCGACAGCGGGGTATGCCCCCGCCCACTCCGCAGCCATTGCCTCGGTGATCGGGTGTTCGGTTTTGTCGATCAGGGGGATCGATGTCACCAGGGCCGGAGGCGTGGCGTCGGCTGGCGTGTTGGCATCGGCAGATGACGGCACGCGTCCATCCTTTCCTTCCCTTCCTTCCTTCCCTTCCGCTTTCACGCGTGCTTCACGCGTGCCTGACGGGGTGGACTTCCGAGCCGGAATTTCGCTTGCAGCCTCTCGGTTGTTGATGATCTGGTGCTTGGCGAAGGTCGGGATCTCGGAGTACAGCTTCCCATCGGCCTCGTACAGAGCGATCAGGCCGGCATCGATCAGCTCCTGGCCGAGCGCGTCTACGTCGCAATCGTCGCCGGGCAGGTAGCGCAGCTTGAACGTCTTGGGCTTCCACTCGAAGCGCCCTTCGCGGTCTGCTTCACACCACAGTGACACGTAAAAGAGGCGTGCCAGCGGCGACAAAGACACGATGTCCTCGCTTGTGAAGAATTCCGGTTTTATGGTGCGGATACGTGCCATTCATTTCCTCTTGTGCGCTGGCCCCGTGGGGCCATAAAATGCGCATGTCTTTTCGAGATTTGTCTGAATCCCGGTTGCCGCCGAGACCAGACTCCTAGAACGCCTGCTAGCTCTCCAGCTGCAGGCGTTTTTGCTTTTGCCCTTTCATATCGAGGCCTTTCGCATGGCACTGCGCCGGTCGTTCTCGGCTTGGCTGATGGGCCGGCCGACGACGCGGATGTATTGACCAGCTGTGTGATTGACCGGGCGCTGATGCTTTGTGCCTGCCATCACGGAGCGAGTGGGGATGTGGAATGCGGTGGGCTTCATGGGATTGCTGCTTTTGAGTAACTGCGAAGTAGCCAACTAGTGGCCGGAGAAGAAACTGCGCAGTCGCGCAAACACGCCTTTCGGCGGGTTTTTTTCAGCCTTCTCGGACTTGTCTGCCAGGTTGAGCAGCATCTTCAGAGCGGCCTCATCGAACGTGATGCCGCAGCGGTCTGCTACGTTTTGAATAGCGCGCAACTGGCGCTGCGTCGCTTTGCTAAGGTCGAGTCGTATCGGTGCATCGGTCATCGGCTAAGCCTTTTTCTGTGGGGGTGGTGGCACCGTCATGGGCAATCACGCGCGCATGAGGACGGCAAATGGACCGCTGTCAACCCGGGCGCGCTGGCTAGCATTTGCGGCATGCATACGCTCATCAGCCAAGGCCTGTTCTTCAGCCGCCTTCAGCAAAACATCCAGCAGAGTCGGAGCTACGGCCGCGCCGTTGGAAACACGCTCTGCAAATCGCAGGAGCTTTTCTCGCTCTTCATCGCTGGCGCGGAGCAGGGAAAAGGGCTTGCGGATCAGGCGGCGGTTGGAATAGGACATAAGAGGCTCGGATTCGTTGTTGTTGGGTTGGGATCAGAAATGGGTGCCTGCCGCCTCTCGGGCCAGAATGGGAGCTTCCACACAACCATTCCCGAGAGGGGCAGACATGAAAGAAAAGACACCGGAGGCGCCGCGCCACGAGCAGGACTTGGAATTCGCGGCGCAGTTGGCAGCACAGGGACGGCTCCTGGGGCAGCTGTATGCGGTGGCCTTCGAGGGGCGGCCAGACGAGCTGAAGGAGTTCATGCGAGTGCTGATCGCCAACACGGCGCGGCTACCCATAGAGGGCGGCGGCTCCCAAGAGGACACGATGGAGTTGAAGGCCCGCATCAACGTGCACCTCGAAAGATTCGAGCAGCTAACCGTCGCCAAAATCCGGCGCGGGCGCGGGACATCGGCATAACGGCCTCTTCACCCTCTTCGGGGAATGCGCCGGCAAACGGCTGGCTCTTGATGCGCTCCAGCCAGGTCTGGCGCTGCTCAGCCATGGGCCTGCTCCGCGTGCTGCGCGGCCGGCTTGCGGCGCTTGGTCTGGATCTTGAACAGCGAGGGGAAGGCCACCTTGATCGCGGGAGGGATGCCGCGCACCTTCCAGTTGCACACACGCCGGACACCACGGTCGCCGTCGAGGCGCAGGAGCCGAGCAAATTTGGCAGGCCCGCCGTAGTGGGCGATGAGTTCGATGTCAGTCATGCCGCCATATTACACACCCAGTGTAATAAAGGCAATACTTTTGTGTAACCACGCCTTGTGTAAGACAGAAACAATTCGTAGATGGCAAAAGAGAAGCACGAGACCTACGAACGGCTGTTTGATGCCGTGCGTGAGGTAAGACCTGATATCACTGGACCGCAGAAGCTCGCGGACGCTATGGATGAAGCCGCTCAAACCGTGACCAACTGGGGATCTCGCGGGGTGTCAGCGAAGGCTGCCGCGAAGGCCCAGGGCCGCTTCGGGGTCTCTTCCAGCTATGTGCTGCGCGGCGAGGGTTCAAAGTTCGTGATGCCGTTTTCTGGCGAGTCCTCTGCCGAGCTGGTGATTGACCCTCCGCGCGAAGACACCGTGCAAGTTCCTCTTTTGGCCAACGCCGGCAGCATGGGGCCAGGCGGCGACAGCCTCGACGGAGATTTCGCAGTGGGCGACCTGACCCTGTCCAAGCACTGGATCAACCAGCAGATCAAGCCCACCAATTTCCGAGAGCTGCGCTTCATTCATGCGAGCGGCGAGTCCATGGCGCCGACCTTCAGCGATGGCGACGTGCTCCTAGTCGACGCTGGCGCGCGCGACCCTGCCTCATTTGAGGGGGTATACGTGCTGGAGGTCCACGGCAAAAACTACATCAAGCGCGTGCGCATGCGGATGGACGGCGCCCTTGAAGTCAGCTCAGATAACGTGAATATCAAGACCGTGGATATCCTCAACGGCGATCATGAAGTCCGCGTGCTTGGCCGCGTGGTTTGGGCATGGAATGGGAAAAAACTGTAGGAGAGAGGGATGATTAGGAAATTGGTCGCTTCGGCAGTCGCAATCTCTTTGGCTGGCTGCCAGCACGCGCCGAATACACAAGGCGCAGGCTATGGCGAGACATACACGCCAGTCGTGGACATGCAAGGCGTTGACATGGGGAGATACGACGCCGACCTGGATGCTTGCAGAGCCAATGCCAAGAAAGTCGATGCCTCTGGCCAGGCGATGGCTGGAATGATCGCAGGCATGCTTGTTGGGGCGGCCGTTGGCGCGGCTGTCGGGGGACGCGGGTCCTATGCAGAAACGGGCGCCATGTATGGCGGCGGCGCTGGCCTTGGACACAGCGCCAACAAAGCTGCTGTGAAGCAGGAGACGATCATTGCCAACTGCCTGGCAGGACGTGGCTATCGGGTGCTGGAAGGGGCCACCATCCCGCCGAACCCATACGTTGCGAGCCCATATGGCCCCGTCAGCCCGGCAGCACCGGCCAGGGCGCCAGCTGTCGCATATATGCCATCGTCTTCAATGTCGCAAAACCAGCCAAGCAAGGGAAAGATCGGGCCAAACTCGTTCAATGTTGAGGCGCTGGCCCGCCAAGAATCGTGCTCCGCGACTCCAGTGGCCTATCTGGCTGCTGCCGGCCCTGGATACGACAACTATTCCGTGGCCTGCACGAATGGCGACACGGTCATGTACAGGTGCGAGTTCGGGAACTGTCGCGCACTGAGATAGCCGAATCGGCTCACAAACAACACCCCACACCACATCGCCCCGCTAGACGGGGCTTTTTTTCGTCCGTGCTCCGGCGAGATCCAGGCCCAAGAAAAAAATTACACAAAACGTGTTGACTCCAAAACACACATCATGTGTAATACACCCATCGCAGCAACAAAGCCCCAAGGCAGCAGTTGCGGCGGAGGGTGTCACGGGATCGGCCGGGCGCTGACTGGTCTTTAAAAACCGAGGGCTGCAGAGAGATGCGGAAGGCCAGGGCTGACTGGCATGGGTGTACGCATGGACGCTCAATCCTGGCGCGATCCGAATGGTGCCAGGGCGTGAGTACGCATCCGCAGAGGGAAGGTCGGCTCTTCCGATATGCAACGGTACATGTGAAGCCGGAGATCAGTTCCGGCCCGCATCTCTCTGTAGCTCTCAAAGAAGGATGAACAGGCCGCAAGGCCCTGCCCCTGTGATCTGTCGGCAGAAGCAAAAGACAGGTGGCGCGAGAACCAACACTCGCGAGCCGGGCCCAGCTGGGGCTAGATCAAAAACGCGTGCTGGAGCCGGGAGACCGGGAGATGCCAGCCGTCCACCCTGTACGACATCAGGGGAAAGACCAAAGCGCATTCGCCGAGTGCGCTTCGTTTTTTCAACGAAGGAGCACCCATGTTCAAGCAGAAGGGTTTCACAGGTTCAGAGCTTTTCATCGTCGGGTGGCTAGTGCTATTAGTTCTCGGTCTTGGCGGCTGGATCGCCAACATCGTGAAGATCATCAACACAGGATTCGACGTGTTCACAGGACTGCTGATCGCTCGTTGCATCGGCGTGTTCATCGCACCGCTCGGCGCCGTTCTCGGCTAAGTCTAACCACCCGCCCCTGGCGCACAGGGGCAGAACCAAAGGCGCCATGACCCGTCGCGGCGCCTTCGGTTTTTCAACACAGGAGCAAGAGATGACTGAGAAGTACGAAAAGGACGGCCAGATCGCGGTCCTGGTGTCGCCTGGCTACGGCGCTGGATGGTCTTCGTGGAACGGCGAGTACCGCGACATTCTTCTGTTCGACAAGGAGATCGTCCAGGCGGTGCTCGACGGGGATCGCGCCAAGGCAGAGCGCATCGCCAAGGAGAAGTGTCCCAACGCCTATCTCGGCGGCAGTGGGCAGCTGCAAGTGGAATGGGTGACCAAAGGCGCGCGCATAGAGGTCGATGAGTACGACGGCCACGAGAGCCTGACCGTCGTGGATGGCAAGGACTACGCCATTGCCTGACCCCCTCCCCCGGCTCGTAGCCGGGGCACACCAAGGAGATGAGAGATGGAAGTGAGAACAGGACAGCAAGTCTGGATTTCCCAGCATGCGCTGAGCATCGGGGTTGCTGTTGACCGAATTGAAAAGCTGGGGATTGACCCGGACTACGTGTGGCTTAGGGAGCACAAATTCGCACCTTACAGGGTAGGGAAAGACGTTCATACGTCTCGCGCCGATGCAGTCGCTGCAGCAGAAGCGGCTCGAAAGAAGAAGCTCTCAAGCCTTCAAAAGCAGGTTCAGAAACTGGAAGCGCTGAAGTTCTGATCCCCCGCCCTGGCAATCCCAGGGCCCATCACATCTGCAACTGGGTCCCTCGGGATAGTGCAGCTCTGCCGGTTGCAGTTGTGATGGTTTTCCAGCCGCGCGCGCACCGGAGATGGATTGATCGCAAGCGATTTGCGCGCACCACGCGGCTTTTCTACAGCCCAGGCTCTGCAATGCAGGGCCTTTTTCGTTTCTGGCCTGCGGGCCGCACACAGGAGAAATCATGTCTGAAGCCCAAAGCACCATCATCACCAAGGCCCGCGTCAAAGAATGGGGCGCCTGCGAATCCGGCTACCGCTGGTTCCTGGAGAACTACAAGCCCGCCGAGGCCGAGTTCGTGCCGGTCTACCAGCATCTGGTCCGTGATGGCCGTGGCGATGATGCGGATTGGCTGATGGGCAAGCTCTTTCCGGAAATCGGCGCGGAACTTCGGGTCAAGCTGGTGACGCAGATTGCCGGCGCAGACGAGAAGCTGATTGCCGAACAGCATGCGGCTGGTGCTCCTGGCGTGTCCACGGAGGACAAGGCCAACGCAGCGACGACGGGCTACCGGGCCAACGCAGCGAC